GAACGCACAGCCCGCAGACTTTCGTTATCGAGGAAACCTCGAAGCATATAAGAATGCTCTGCACGGTGGACCTGTGCGGGCGAATGTGATCAAGGCTGGCAAGCGCCTGCCGGAGATCTACCGGCTGGATCCTGACCATCACACGATCGCAGACTGCCCGGTGCAGAGAATGTGGCGAAACCTCAACCCTCAGCTGAATGACAAGAAGTGGTCTACCCTGATGGACGATGGGTTGATGGTGATGAATGGCGGCGCTGGGATGCCAGGGCATATCAATTGCATCACGGGCGAGGGCAAGGACGAGAAGACGTATCCGCGGTTCGACCAGGCGCGCTGCATGGCAGGAGCATTTGTACTTGCGCTGCGGGATGGGGATGTGGGGCAGATCGCATCGATGCTGACCACTAATCCGATCATGAGCGCTGCGGAAGTTATTGGACACCAGGAATGGTGGTATTGGGCGACGTCGGTGGACCCACAGGGCGTGCCGCATTTGATCACCCGCCCATCGGGCCCTGATTCGGATGGTCCGGATGTGCCGGTGCGGATCCCGATCATTACTGCCTTGCCGGTCTCGCTGCCCTGGGCGGATCTGCACTGGCTTCCGCCTGAATTCGTGCCTCCATCCTCAACTTTGGAATGGGCGACGGATCTGCCGCGCACTCCTGGTCTGAGTTAAAGAACAGAGTTGAAACTATGTCAATCAGACGTGTGACGCAATTGGAATTGGAAAATTTTGCCAGCGGTCTTCATAATGCTGAAGATGGCGAGGGCAAAGAGTTGTTGTCTGTGGCAGACGTGCGTGCACGTGAGCTGGTGAATCTCAATGTGCTGAAAGAAACGAGCAAGATCACCGACGATGAAGAAGTCCCTTCCTGGGCGGATCTCTACCAGCAGTTGATCAACGCCGGTGTGCGTGGTCGCATTGCTGCATATATTGCCTGGGCAACGATGCCGAAGAAATACCGCTATCCGGAAACGCAGGAAGAACTTGCCACAAAGTTCCTGGGGCTGACCTCGGATCGGGCGATCGCCACCTGGCGGAAGAAATATCCCGAGATCGATATGATGATCTCGCAGCTGCAGGCGGAAGCAATGCTCGAGTTCCGCCCGGGCGCCTTCTTTGCGCTGGGGACCGTGGCCAGTGATCCCAGCTACCGGGCGAATCCGGACCGGCGTCTCTTCTTCGAGATGACCCGCGATTACACGCCGCGCCAGAAGATCGAAGGCGATGATGGCAAGGGCGTTGGGCATAAGTTGCTGGGGCAGTTGAAGAAGCTCTCCACTGCACAACTGCTCGAGACGCTGGGCAGCGATGCAATGCAGATCATGCAGGAGCTGGAAGAAGAACTGGAAGACAGCGATCAAGTGAACAGTGATCAGTCTGATAAGGAAAATGCAGATGCCAGTGAGTGAGAAGCGCGATGCCGTGAAACAGGAGATCAAGAGCCGCCTGATGGCGGAGCGTGATTTCCTGTCCTTCTGTGGTCACGTGGATAAGAAACATCCCACGGATGCGCGGCATGTGCAGGTGCTGGCTCACAAGCTCGAGCAGGTTGCAAAGTACATCCTGACCGGCGGCAAGGAAGGCATTAGCCACTTGATGGTGTTCATGCCTCCACGTTACTGGAAGAGCCAGACCGCTTCACGCAAGTTCCCTGCCTGGCTGCTGGGGAAGAACCCCGATCTGCGCATCATTATGACTTCCTACAATGCAGACCTGGCAAGCAAGCATTCCAAGGCTGTGCGGGATCTCATCCAATCGGAAGAATATTCGCAGGTGTTCGGCACACTCGCTTCGACCGATGAACCTGTTCTGCTGGATCCGGAAAGCAAGGCATCTGCAATGTGGGAGATCGCCGATCGCAAAGGCGGCATGCTGGCAGCCGGCGTGGGCGGTGGTATCACGGGTTTCGGTGCAAACCTGTTCATCATCGATGATCCGGTGAAGGGTCGCAAGGAAGCGAGTTCCGAAAACCTGAGGAACGATAGTTATGAGTGGTACCGGTCCACGGCATACACACGTCTCGAGGACCATGGAGCGATCATCGTGATCATGACCCGCTGGGATGTGGAAGATCTCTCCGGGCATTTGCTGACGGCGATGGTCTCGGATCCGGAAGCGGACCAGTGGGACGTGGTTTTTATGCCTGCACTCGCGTTGGAGAAGAAGGAATATCCGAAGACGCGTGAAGAGTTCGTCGAGAATTTGTTGAGAGGCGTTTTTATCCCGATGGGCGGGGACCAGCTGGGGCGTGCGCCTGGTGAGCCGCTCTGGCAGAAGAAACATGACGAGCACCAGCTGCATGCACTCTCGGTCAATATGGATGACTTCGAGTTCGTGGCGCAATTCCAGCAGATGCCGCGCCTGGCGAAAGGCAATTTCTTCGACGAGGCTGATTTCGATGTGGTCGAGAAAGCGCCTGCAGGTTTGCAGTGGTATCGCTATGTTGACCTGGCATTGGGCAAAACGGAGCTGAGCGATTTCAATGCGACGGCTGCCGTGGCGATGGACGATAAAGGCGAAGAATATATCCGGGACATGGTGAAGGAGCGGGATCTGGATATGTTCATGGGATCCCTGAAGACGCTGATGCTTTCCGATCGGGAAGAGGGGACGATCTACGGCATCGAGGACAATGCCTTCCAGTCTCTGGTGGTGAAGCAGTTCCTGGCAGATCGCAGCCTGGCGAGGATCCCGATCATTGGGATGACACGCAAAAGCTCGGATGGAGATAAGACGCAGTGGGCGCAGCCCTGGCGTTTGCGAGCCAAGCAGGGAAGGGTGCACCTGGTGCGCGGTGCGTGGAACCTGTCCTTCCTGCGGACAGCAACGTCATTTCCCAACGGGCGCAATGACGATGAGATCGATACAGTGAGCGGCGGCAATCAGATGATCGCCGATAACGTGAGCGGGACCGGCAGGACTGCCTCCGCTGAAGCAATTGTGGTGACTGCTGAATCTTTGTTCGAAGGAGCGATGACATGAAAAAGAAACTCGGAAAAGGCAAACCAATTACAGAGCTGGTGAAAGGCTCGATCGAATACACGATGAGCGAGATCAATAATGCTTTTCGTGCTCAGTTCCCATCTTCGGATATGGGTCCTTATTTCTATATTGCCGATACATTTGCTGATTATCTCGTTGTGTCAGCATACATGTCTTCAGCAAATCCTTTGAAGAGTGACGAGTATTACAAGGTCACTTATTCGAAGAGCGGTGACTCTTACACCTTCGCTCCTCGTGATCAGTGGGAAGTGGTAGAGCTGACTTACCAGCCGCAGATAGTGATCAGTGAAAGCATGAAGAAAAATGGCAAGCGCTTCGAGGAAAAAATTGAACCGAGCCAGGTGCAGTTGCTCGAATCGAAAGACGAAGCGAAAAAGACGCACCGCATCCGGATCAATGATCTGGTTGTGGCTGATGAAGTCAATGGCAATAATCGTCTCTATTCCCAAAACGTGATCGAGGCTATGGTCAAAGATTGGCAACCATATCTTCGCGAAAGTCGCGGGCAAGGACGTTTGATGATCCTCACTGGCGAAGTGGAGCATCCATCTGACAAAGGAAAGAAACGCCCCGAATTCCTTGAAACAGTCGTGCGTTGGGACACTCTCGATTGGGACGGCAAGAAAGTCGATATCGAAGGCAATCTCATCCTGACTAACAAGGGTCGTGACGTGGAAATTCTGATGGAGGCTGGTGTGCTACCTGGCGGCAGCATCAGAGGGATCGGTGAAAGCAAAATCAAAAAGGTTGACGGCAAGAAAGTCGAAGTCATGGAATGGATTTCACTGAATGCCGCTGACCTGGTTGGCGATCCGTCGTTCAAGAATGCGGCGGCACTACAAGAATCAATAAATTCATCGGAGGATGAAATGAACGAACTATTGGAACAATTGAAAGCATTGCTTGCTGAGCATCCCGAATTGTTCGGCAAAGGCATGAACGAAGCGCAGCTCGAAGCGCTGAACGAAAAGCAATTGAAGAAGCTCGATGAGTCACTGCGCAGTGCACTGGGGATCGATCCCAATGCAAACATCGTCGAGACCGTCAAGACGAATGCAGAGAAAGCCCGCAAGTTCGATGCGAGCGAGGCGAAGCAGGCGGTGGATGCAGCGATCGTCGAAGCGACGAAGGATCTTCCCTTTGGGAAGAACCTGAACGAGATGTTCGTCGAGGCGCTCAAGGAATCCAATCCTGCCACGCCTGAGGCGGTGAAGCAATTCGCCGAATCGAAGAGGAAGGAATATGGCAAGCTGGCCGCATCCGGTGCTCTCAAAGGCATGGGCTTCAAGGAAGGCAAGATCACCAGTATCGCCCCGGTGCTCGAGCGCGAGACCGGTACGCCTGAATTTGCCCGGACATCGTTCGAGCTTTGCGAGTCGATCCGCAAACATGAGGGTCGCTCCAAGAGCGCCATCATCGAACGGGCAGAATCACCGGCCGCGGTCTTCACCGCACTCCTGTTGGAGCGGTTCGATAAGCTGCACCAGCGTGAGCTGATGCAGGAGGCGCAGCTGTTCACGGAGCAGGAGCTCACGACAGATCTCAATCTGCCGTACAGCGTTTCCCGCGCCATCATCGAAGAGGCGTTCCCGAACCTGGTGGCAGCCAATATCTTCGATGTTGGCACGATGGACACATCCCCTACCCGCCTGTACTTCGAAGCCACCACCGGCGAAACCGGCTATACCGTGGCGATCACGGATGAGGTCGAGACCGGCGGGGCAGAAGGCACCTGGTATGCCCTGAGCCATGGCCGCATCACTCCCGCCTCCGTCACCGTGACGAGCAATCCGGCCGGTACGACTTATGTCGAAGGCATTGATTACGTGATCAATTATGCGGATGGCAAGATCAAGTTCCTGACGCCTGGCAGCATTGGCGCCAATGATGTGCTGGTGAATTACACCTACAGCGCGATCCGCAACGGTGAGATGGCTGTGATCGAGCGGGTCAAGACCTCGCTCAGCTACAAGACCATCGAAGCCGCGGCAGACCGCCTGGCTGATCAGATCAGCCGTGAGGCGATCGTGTTCAGTCGCTCCCAGCTGGGCTGGGATGCCGTTGCGCGCACGATGGCGAATCTGGTCAAGCAGATGCGCCGCAAGATCGATCAGGGCTTGCTGTACATGGCATTCAGCGCGGTCAAATCCGTTGCCAGCAACTCCACCACGGCGTGGACCATCAGTTCGGCAGATGCCGATCTGCAGACGCTCTATACCCTGCTGGGTAATGCGGCTGTGATCGTGGCGAAGCGGTTCTACGAACCGACCTTCTATCTGGCGAGCATCACCAACACCGACCGCCTGAGCAACTGGTCCGGGTTCAAGCGAGACGGATTCCCGCAGGCATTGCTCAATGCTGCCGGGTTCGCGGGCATGGTCAAGAACCGCCCGATCTTCAGCTCCACCGAATTCTCTGATGCTCTCTGGATCTGTGGGAACCGCGAGCTGGTGCAGCACCGGGTCTTCCTACCCCTGAGCATCAAGGGACCGTTCCCCACCTATGATGTGAGCGGCGGCACTTCGAAGCTGGTGGCAGCCGATCAGTATTATGCCGAAGAGTTCAACGCCACGGAAAGCACAGTGCCTGAGAAGGGCGCGTTCGTTCCGGTGGAAGCGGCAGCATCCTAATAAGTAACTGCACTGTCCGCAGTTAGCTTTCGCATCTGGTCTCCCTCTCCTGCGTGGGGAGAGGGAGATCCAGGTGAAAGAAATCCAGGAGATCAGGCAGTGAACAGAAATTGGTCGAAGCCGGTTGACTTCTTTGCAAGACGATCCCATTACATCGATCACATCGCACCGATATGGTTTGCGCTGGATGAGTCGGTGCGCGGATCGTTCTATGTTCCGGAATTGATCCAAGGCTATGCCACTGCAAAAGGATTGGAGGTGGTTCCGCTCAAGGCGCCAGGCGTGAACAATAAGCTGCAGGTCGCTCCGGATGGAGATGGTCCATTGGTGACGTGTGGGTATCAGGATCTGCAGCTGGCGTTGCACAAGAAACCGCGCCGGCCCATGATCTTCATGCAGCACGGGGTTGGGCTCTCTTTCCAGCACAGCGCCTATGCGGGCGGGTCAGGCTTTCAGCGTGACGTGAAATTGTTCCTGGATCCCAACCAACATACTCGGGATCTGATCGCAAGGACGTTCCCGCATAAGCCGGGCTTTGTGGTGGGCACACCCAAACTGGACGCTTCGACTTCGCTGCGCTCCGCTCAGCGCGAGGAAGGCAGGAAGCCTGTTGTTTGTATCTCCTTCCACTGGGATGGCAGCGCGGTAGCGCCTGAAGCAGGAAATGCTTTTGCTCACTATAAATCCATCTTGCCCATGCTGGCTGAGAGCGAGCAGTTCACGTTGATCGGTCATGGTCATCCAAGGTTCATGGATGCGATGGCGGCGTTTTACAAATCCTGTGGGATCGAGCCGGTGTGGGATTTCGAGGAAGTCATGCGGCGGGCGGATCTGTACGTGAATGATTGTTCGTCCACGATGTATGAATTCCTGGTGACAGGCAAGCCGGTGGTGATCCTGAACGCTCCCTGGTTCCGGCACGGTATACATACCGGGATCCGCTTCTGGGAATATACGGATGTGGGACCGCAGGTGAATCAGCCGGAGGAGTTATTGCCGGCGATCAGTGATCAGTTGTCAGCAGGCAGTGATCAGTATGCTGATGCAAGGTCGAAAGCGGTTGCAGATCTGTATCCATATCTGGGTGAGTCTGCGAAGCGGGCTGCCAGGGTCATCGAAGAATTCGTTGTGTCGAAGGGACCGAGCAACACCAAGATCGATCATGTAGTTGGTGAAACGATCGGCATTGTGTATATGGGATTTGGTGAGCGTGCGGCAAAGGAAATCCGCAAGAGCATGATGTCACTCAGGAACGTTGGAGTGCAGATCCCCGTCTGCGTGGTGGGCGATACGCCGGTGAGGGGCGCTCAGTTCATCGAGTGGACCGGTCAGAGTCCATTTGACCCGGATTGCAAGAAGAATTTCCAGTTCCGGGCGGGACGGATCAAGCCGTTCCTGGCAGGTGTAACACCCTACGATCGAACCCTGTACATCGATGCGGACACGGAGTTCATCGCAGATATTACAAAGGGTTTCGAACTGCTCAGCGATTATGACCTGGCATTGGCAGAAGAAATGTTGACGATTGGCAAGCTCTACAATAAGCCGCTCGCCGGCTGGGAGATCAACATCATCGAACGCGATGCCACGATCGAGGAGCTGGGCGGCAACCGGGAGATTAAGTTCCTGAATTCAGGCGTGATCTTCTTCCGGAAGAATGAGAAGACCCTGGCGCTGTTCGAAGCCTGGGGCAGGCAGTGGCTGCGCTGGCAGCAGTGGGATGAGCAACTCGCTTTGATGAGGGCTTTGCATGAATGCCCGGTAAATTACAAGGCATTATCTGTGGATTGGAATCATCCACATCGCCATCTGGCGAAGATCATTTTTCATAATTATGGACGTGGAACTGCACGGGTCAACGTGACCTCTGCATAAGGAGCATGATATGCAAAAAATCAGCAGTAATGATGCCGTTCAAACCGCGCAGGTAGTGCGCCCGTTGAGTGAGATCAACGAGCGTGAATGCCTGGCACGCCTGGCGGGTGAAGTCCCTGCAGGCGGCAGGATCGTGGAGATCGGCTGTCTGTATGGCGGCACAACCGGCGTGCTGGCGCTTGCCAACCCGCAGGCGGAGGTGGCAGCCCTCGACAATTTCTCATGGCATCCCCCGGACGATATCCCGACGAGTGCGGAGCTGGTCCGGCAGAACATGAAACTGATCGGTGCGGAGAATGTGCACGTGGTGGAAGGTGACAGCCAGGAGATCGGGAAGTTCTGGAACGAGCCCATCGATCTGCTCTGGGTGGACGGCGGGCATACGTTCGAGATCGCTTATGCAGATCTCTGCAATTTCGGACCGCATGCACAGGTGATCGCAGTCCATGATTATCACAATAATTATTGGGCTGGCGTGAAGAAAGCTGTGACTCAATTCCTGGAGGAGCATAAGGAGTTCGAGCTGGTCGAAGTGGTGCACTGGGTGGCTGTGTTGAGGAGAAAGCATGCTTGATGCTTTGCGGGATCTGTATCAGGGTCAGACTGCATGGATCGTTGGAAAAGGTCCAAGCCTGAAATGCTTGCGTGCTGAGCACTTCGGCGCTGGTCCGGTCATCACGATCAATGAATCGATCCTGATCGTGCAGGATCTGGGATTGCCCAATCCGATCTACAGCATGCAGAAGGATGGCGATGCGGGGATCGGGAAGGCAGTCTATCCACATCCTGACATCCCGGTGATCCTGCAGCGGCCTGGTTACTCGGAGCGCAATCTGCCCGATCATCCATTGCGGATGTGGGTCTCGCCCGAACAGGACTTCGGATTGCTGCATACGGAGATGAGCGTGAGATTGTGCATTGGCATTGCCAAACTGATGGGCTGCGTAAAGATCGTGTTCGTTTGCTGTGACTCGCTGGTCAATGGTGATGTGCGCCGGATGGATGTGGGGACCCGCACGATCGTCACCGCAAATGGAAGCGCGTATCAATATGTGAAGCCGCATGTGTTCAGGGATGTAGCAAATATTCCGCATGAATTTGTTCTGCCTGAACCGGAGACCGTAAGATGAAACATACCGAGCAGGAACTGATCGAAAAGTACGATGCCTATTACAAGGCAGATCCCAACAAGTGGGCGCATGGTCAACGGAATGGCTTTGCGTTTACGTCTTCATCCAGGTCCCTGGGCGGACAGCCTCCCAAGAATTGCCTGGATCTGGGGTGCGGCGTAGGGCATACCCTGGAGTTCTTCCAGGAGCGCTGGCCGGGCGTTGATTATTTTGGGATGGACTTCTCACCTGAGGCGATCAGACTTGCCTCGTCGAGGGTTCGCAATGCGAAATTCCACTGCGGCTTCCTGGGAGATTCCAATCCATTCGCTGAACCGTTCGAATTGATCCTGATGCTGGGTGTGATGGAGCACCTGGAAGATCTCGAATTGGGATTGAAGCAAGTCAAGGCACTGCTTGCCCCGGGCGGGATCTGTTACACGGAGATCCCGAATTGCATTGGATATCACACCACAAAGGACAAGACCGAAGGCTTTCGCCAGTTGAATGTTGGCAATCATCAGTATGAGTGGCATCTGTTTCGACCCACCTGGGACGCAAAACTGCAGGAGGCTGGCTTCGAGATCGTTGAGCGTCTTGCAGGACCATCCATCTATACAGAGTTTTGCTATATCTTGAAGTGAGACCCAATGAGCAAATTACTTTCTGACCTGGTTGAGCAATTGGCGCTGGATGTTCCAGCAGTGGACAGCATCCCCACCGCAGTGCAGTATGAGAACGCGGTGAAGGATGCGGTCCGTGATTTCTCAGAGCGCTGTGGGCTCGAGCAGATCGCCACGCTGAACGTGGTGCCAGGCACAGCGACCTACGATCTCGCCGCTGACTTCCTGAAGCTGATCGTGCTGGAGACCTTTGAATCCATCGATGGCGTGATCATCTCCTCCGTTGGATTGATCCCGACCAATATCACCTATGAGGAGCGCTTCACGATCCGGAACGGTCAGATCAAGTTCTGGCCCACACCGACCTATACGATGGCACGTGATTATCGCTATAAGGCTGCCTGGATCGGCACAGACGTTCCGGCGGATGGCTCTGTTGCTGAGGATGTGAACTATGAAACGATGGGCGAGCGGGAAGCCAGGATCATCCTGCTGAAAGCTCAGGCAACAGCATTGACGAAGCAGGCAAATGCGCAGGATGGCACATCCATCAAATACTCTTTCGGCGCTGTGAGCGAAGATCTGACCGGTGCAGGCGATACATTGCGCAAGAGCTCCAAGTCACTGGACGATGAATATCTCGAGGCATGCAAAGAATATAACGGTCAGCATGCATCGTATGGAGATTAAGTGTGAATATAAGTTTTTATCAGGCACGCATGCGGAAGATCCGGGCGATGAATGAAGTCTCCCTGGTTATCCGGCGCGGGAGCACCACCCTGTCTACCCAGCCCATGCGCATCGAGTACGCCGGCGCCCGGGCGTTCCAGCTGCAGAGTGATGCGGCCCGAGCTGCACAGCAGGCAGTCTTCATCCTTGGTGAGCCTGATATGAATATCCAGAAGGAAGACCGGCTGACCTATCAGGGCAAGTTAATTAAGGTTGTATTTATTCAGGTGGAACGACAGTTTTCCACGATCGCTGAGGGAGTGGTGGAACAATGAAAGATGGCTTCGAGTGGGTTGTTTCGCCAAAGGTGATCGCCGATGGTCTGGAAGAGTATGGTCAAAAGGCTCTTGTGGCGATTCAAGTTCAGGCAAACTATTGGGGACAATACATTCAAAATGAAGCCAGAGAAAATGCGTCCTGGACACCACGCACTGGAAATGCGCAAGGCGGGCTCTTCTTTGCGGTCGATGGTTTTGGTCTGGATACGTTGACCGGCGAAGTGACGCCTGAAGCGAAGAGCGAGATGAGCGACGTGGCTGTGGAAAGCGGCGATGCAAATACGTTGATCATCACACTCGGTCACACAGTTTTTTATGGCAAGTTCCTGGAATTATCGAATGGCGGTCGATACGCCATCATCATGAGCACCATCGAGGCAAATCTCCCGAAGCTCGATCGCATGGTTCAGGACGTTTTCAGAGGATGATATGGCATCTTTACGAGACAGAGTAAAAGCATTTTTCAACCCCGCTTCGACTATGCCTGCGGCTCCGCTCAGCGCGAGTGATAGTCCGGCACCGGTGATCCCCGAATCGATGATCAGCAAGTTCCAGGTGGAACGGTCCCGGAATGCAGCGATCAAAGATTGCCGCAATATGTACGATGCAGATCCACGTGTGGAGAAGATGCACCGGGATTATGCACGTGACCTCCTGCGGAACGGCTTCCTGATCCAGACCAAGGACGCAGCTGCAAAACAGATCGCCGATGACCTGCAGGAGCGGCTGCACCTGAACCAGAAGCTGGAAGACTGGCTGCGTCTCAGCATGCGGGACGGCGATTCATTCCTGGAATTGTCGGTGGATGATTCGATGATCATCTCTGGAGTGACACGCAAACCCACACTGCAGGTGCACAGGAATTCCAACTCTGCGGACCAATTCGATAACCCCGATCGTGCGTTCTGGATGGCGGACGAGATGCATTCCGGGCTCGAGCCTCCCAAGGATGCCCTGTGGTTTCCGATGTGGAAGATCATCCATGCCAGGTGGAACCATGATGAAGAGCAGCGCTACGGCAGACCGATGATGAAATCGGCTCGCAAGAGCTATAAGTATGTTGAGGACGGTGAGCTGAATATTGCCGTGCGACGCAAGATCGGTGGAGCGCAGATCCGCTCACATTTCATTGATGGCAGCCCTGCAGATGTTGAAGCATACAAGCAAAATAATCAGCTTGCACTGGGAAAGCTGGCAGCGGTGATCGATCTCTTCTCGAACAAGAAAGGCACTCTGGAAGTGCATCAGGGAGATGGCACCCTCGACAAGATCGGTGATGTGGAGCATCACATTGCGACGATGTTCACAGCCAGCGATGAGCCGATGGAGTTGATCGCTTATGGCAGCGGGTTGAACCGGGATGTTCTGGGCGAGAAGAAAGCCCAGTATGAAGAGATCCTCAACCAGGGACGCGAATGGGCAACGCTGCAGATCATTGCTCCGTTACTGGAGCGCCAATGGTTGCTGCAGGGCATCCTGCCGGCGAGCGTCAAATATAAGATCATCTGGCGCAAGGCGAAGAGCCTCAGCCCGACAGATCTGCGTGACCTGGCGGATGCAGGATCCCGCCTGAAGGTGCTGGGTGTGAAGGATGAAATCATCCAGGTGGTGCTCGCCACGTTCCTGCGGGATGTAGATGTGGACATCCTGAATTCGGATGGCTTCAGCGCGGAGCAGTTCGCAAAGTCATTGCAAGGGATTTCGATCTAATGTTGCCGATTGCCGAACGCACAAAGAGTCAGAAGCTGATCGATCAACTCGATCAGATCCCACTTGGACGGATGTACCAGGCATCGTTCAAGGCGGTCGTGCGTTTGCATCTGTATTTCACCGGTCGCACGCATGAGATGATGCTGGACTTCACAGAGAAGGCGCAGACGTTGATCCTGAAGAAGGCTGGCAAGGATCAGGTCCTGGATGGAACGAGCGGTTATGTTGTGCAGGTGGAGCTCATGAAGCTCTGGGGCGATACCTTCAAGGACTGGTCTGATGAGTTCGAGAAGGTGCGGACTGAGGCAGTGTCCATCCCCTTTGGAGTGATGGCAGTGACGCATGAACGCTTGATCCTGCCAAAGATTTCGAACCGCGAAGAACGCAAAGATCGCGAAGAAAATCTGTTGGAAGAAGCGGTGCGGGATGGTGTGTTCAGCCCTCAGCTGAATATCCTGATGAATGCAGCCAGCGAGCATCTGTATGGTGACTCGTTGAATCTCTCCCAGCGGATCTGGCGCATGGACCGTGAAGCACGTGACGGCATCAACAACGTGATCCTGAACGGGATCTCGAACAGCTCATCCGCCTGGGACATTGCCCAGCAGCTCGAGCAGTACCTGGGCGCCAATGCGGATTGCCCGCGGTGGACCAGCACGCGGCTATATGGCAAGACGAAAACACAGATCGCCACCGGAGATACCACCGGCTTGCTCAAGGGGGATGCGTGCAATGGTCGAGGCGTTTCGTACAAGGCTTTGCGCTTGGCACGGACCGAGATCCAGAAGATCCACGCGCTGGCCACCGATCGGATCATGGCTCAGCAGCCCTGGGTGAAGCAAGAACAGATCCACTTAAGCGCCGCACATCCGGAGACGGATATCTGTGATGACACGGTGAGCGGTGGGGAAGGTGGCAAAGGCATCTATTCTGTTGGTGAGATCGAGCTGCCGCTGCACCCTGAATGCTTATGCTACAAAACCGCAGTGCTGATGGATGAGAAAGAATTCACGTCGAACCTGCGCGGCTGGATGCAAGGCTCGACCACGTGGCGCGAGATGGACGATTACCAGGACCTGATCGGTGGCGATGTGAATCAATCCATCCTGCCGAATGCGATCAACCTGGCGGTGTGGTTATTTGGGAAGTATGAAGGATGAAGGCAGAAGGATGAATGATGAGCTTAAGTGACGATATCAAAACAACGCTTGATGCCGATACTGACCTGGCGGCGCTGCTCACCGGTCTGATCCACAATGACGTGGAGGAGATCAACCGGCAGAACACGCCAAATGCCTTCGATGCGAACGGTGAGCTGGAGCCGTGCGCATTGATCAAGCTTGGCACGGAGAGCAAACTGCGGAGCGGGATCTCGAATTCGGTCAACACTCCGTTCACCATCTATTTCTACCAACGCTCAGGGTATGACGCGATCGAGGCAGCCATGGACCTGGCGTTCCGGGACCTGAACGATAAGAAGATCGGCGCTCATGTTTGGAATATCGAGTACGACATCACTGTGCATCAACAGCGGGACACGGCTTTGGATTGTCCGCTTGGCTCGCTGAGATTTGTAGCAAAGCGAATGCGTGAGATCGAAGTATCAGGATCGTAGTCGCTTCGCAAAATAAAAAAGGAGATTCGAAATGAGTTTAGACGCACACCCAACCCCCTATGGCTTGAGCGATATCAAGCTGACAAGCTTTGATGGTCTGACGCAGGTGGATCTGCCGTCTGCCTTGAAGCTGGTGTTCAAAGACCGAGTTAAATCGGCTGAAGGCGCAGGAGACGATATGCTTACCACGGTCGTTTCCGTTGATGAAGCTATTGAATGGGAGCTTGAATCCACTGGGATGCCCCTCGAAGCAGTTGCGCTTATGAAGGGCATTTCCACGTCCACCACTGGGAGCACGCCAAACCAGATCAAAACCTTGAATACTCAAGGCGGTAGGAAATACCCATACTTCAAGATCTATGGGAAATCCTTGGGTGAGGGCGATGACGATGTTCATTGCATTATCTATAAAGCCAAAGTGACCGAGGGACTCGACGGCGCTCTGGAATATGGAACCTTGGCAAAGCCCACTATCAAGGGCATCGGCATCGATGATGGCACAAACGGAATCTACGACTGGGTGCAGAACGAGACCGCTGCCGCTCTGCCGTCTTCATAGGTGAGCGATGCCTCCGAAAAATAATCTGAATCGTGTGAAACAATCGCAGGCGGCAAAGGCGCTGAACCTTTCCGAGTGGCGCAAGAGCCGCCTGCAGGAGATCATCCTGCCCAGTGGATTGACCGTCACTGTTCGTGACGTGAGCATGACCGATCTGATGTTCTCAGGCAAGCTGCCCGACAGCATGCTGGATATGGCGCAGGGCGCAGCTGAGCAGGGAGCGCAGGATCTGGACTTGAAATCGCTGGTGAAGAATGGGAATGATTTCAATCAACTGATCAACGAGCTGGTCAAGCTGTGCGTGATCGAGCCGCCGATCGCTGAGATGCCCGATGATGAGCATCTGGGGATCAACGAGCTGAACGGCGATGACAAGATGTTCATCTTCAACTGGGCGAACCGGGAGGTGGAGAAACTCCGTCCCTTTCGCGATGGAGAAACTGAACCTCCTGCGGCTGTATAACCTTGCCACTGCCTATGGAAACAAGCCCAGTGATCTTTTCCACCTTGAAACGGAGATCGGGCGCTGGGCGCTCGACGAGGCTTGTCTGAAGATCGGCAGACGCGTAGAGAATAATGTGAACAATGGCAAGGAACCTTTTGAAGGTTTCAGTCATCAGTCCTCAGCAAGTGGTAAGAAGTTTCGCAGTGCGAAGGCACTGGTGCGGAAAAAGGTCAAGATCAAGTCCAATGGAACCTGGTGATCAATGGCAATTCAATTAGGTAGCGCATATGGGAAGGTGGGGCTCGACGTCGCTGGCTTGCTGAGCGGGGTTAAGAAAGGCAAGGAAGGCTTACTCAGCATGGCGCAGGTCGGTCAGCAGGTGGGCAACGCTATGAAGAACGTTGGCAATATGATGACCCTTGGTCTCACATTGCCGATTGTTGCCATGGGTGCGGCATCTATCAAAGCGGCCAGCGACTTCGAAGAGACGAAGAATAAAGCGCTTGTTGTCTTTGGCGAAATGTCTGACAGCGTTGTTGCCAATGCGAACCGGTCAGGCGCAGCTCTTGGCATCAGTAAAACACAATACCTGGATTATGCATCCTCGATCGGTGCGGCGCTCAAAGCCGGTGGAATGAGTGTCAGCGAATCAACTGCACTTTCCGAACGGGCAGTGAAGCATTTCGCAGATCTGGCATCCTTCCACAATGCTCAGGTGCAGGATGTAGCTCTTGCGTGGCAATCTGCGATCCGTGGGCAATATGAACCGATCCAGCGCTTCTTCCCATTCATTACTGATTCCTACCTGAAGACCTATGGTATTGCCAATGGCCTGGTGGATTCGAATACAGATAAGTTGACTGCCAACCAACGTGCGATCATCCTCAACGCAATCGCGCTCAATGAAGAGCTCAATCCGGCGCTCGATGATTTTGCGGAGACATCCGGGGGGCTGGCAAACCAAACACGCATCCTGAAAGCTCAATGGCAGGATGCACTTATTATGCTGGGGCAAAACCTTTTGCCAATCGCCTTGAAGGTTGTGAGCGCACTGAATGGTATGCTGGAAAAGTTCAACGCACTCAGCCCGGCCCAGCAGAAGATGATCCTTGGCTTCCTGGGTCTGGTCGCTATTGCAGGACCGGTACTCTCCGCGCTTGGAACGATCGTCACAATAATTTCAAGCGTTGCTGGTTTTGTTGGAACGCTCTCGACGATGGGCATCTCCCTGGCTGGTGTTGGCACAGCGATCACGGGCACTGTCATCCCCGCGGTTGTGGGGGTTGGAGCTGCCATACTGCCCGTCCTGGTGGTGCTCGCGGCGCTGATCCTGATCGCCGGTGGGTTGTACCTTGCCTGGAAAAACAACTTCCTTGGTATGCGGGATAGCGTCAATATGTGGGTGACGATAGTCAAGAACCTGTTTAAAGCTCTTGGAGCGTTCCTGCATGGCGATACCAAGGCAACGTTGGAATACATCATGGCAGCCTGGGATGCCTTTGGAGAACGCTTCACGAAGTTCTTTGAATTCTTCGGGGTCAGGGATGCCTGGAAGCGGTTCACAGAATGGATCCGGACCGCGATGAGCAATCTGGTTAACTTCATCTCGAACGTTTTCACAAAAACGAACTGGTCAGAGCTCGGAAAGTTCATCCTGTTCGGTATTGCAAACGGCATGCTGGGCGGGATCCCTGCGCTGGTTGTGGCAGCCACAAAGGCTGGTGAAGCTGCGCTGAATGCGATCAAAAGTAAGCTTGGAATTGCATCCCCGAGCAAGGCTTTTGAGCAACTTGGCGCGTTCTCTGCTCAGGGTTATCGGCTGGGCTTGGCTCGAGCCATGAACCCGGATGATATCGCCCGCACCATGGCGCGACCCATAGGACAGATGTCCAGCTCACAGCAGCAGGTATTCAACATGCAGTTCGCAAGCGGTCTGACGATCCGGGACGTGCGAGGCATGATCTCTGAAAACAATGAGCAGCTTCTCGGACAGTTAAACAGGGCAATGGCAGGTGGATGATGGCTAATTTTGCAATAGATGAGACCCTTGAAGGCTTGACGAACATCGAATCACTGGCGGTCCCGCTGCCGGAACCGAAGTCCACATATCAGCCTTATTCACGCCTGGTGATAAAAGGGAATGGCGCAGCCCAGGGTGTGGGTGCTCCGGTGGCTTCCTGGACGTTTGCGCTGCTCTCGATCACTGAATATAACCAGCTGCGCACATTCTGCCCGGGAGCATCCGCAGAGATCTACATCCATACGAAGAAGGATGACGACACCTTTGCGGATTTTTCCTGCACGATGATCGTCCCCAACGATCCACAGGACCGCTGGTATGCGGTCCGCAAGAATTACACCGTTACCTTCCGAAATCTTGTTTTGATCCCTGAAGGTTCATGATGGCACGGGCGATTACCAGTCCTGAATCAACTCTCTTGCGCTCGGAGGGGCAGTGGAGCAAGCTGTACCTGGCTGTGCTGAAAC